GCTGTGTAACCCTGCAGCACGTGTTCTCTTCTTGCCGTCACATCATCAGATGTTACTCCACCGACTCCGCCCGACATTAGTATCGCATCAGCCATATCAACCTCCTTTTATGGCCAGTATTATGTCCTGCCCAGGTTTTTTTCTGAAACATTTTACTAATATATAGCCGTCATAAACTTCTATCTTATCTATGCAGGAGTAGGACTTCCACGCTCCTTTAATTACGCCTGAATCTGTAATTCCATCAAGCAAATAATGACTTATAATCGGGGTATCCGTCGCCTTTATGCCTGGCACATCTATACGCAATACATAAGGCGCATTGGCGGAGAATCCTGCCACTCGCATCCATACGGATCTTGTGTTTTTGAAATATTTAAGCACAAATTTAAGACCACCAATCATGGAGCTAAATATATTTTTAATGCTTCTCTTGCCGCCTATCTGATTTATGTCAGTTATATCCACATCCTCCGCCCATGCAGCAGGCAAGTTCACATCTGCTATTGCGCCGTCTGTGCTGCTTATCTTGCTGTCGGATAATTCCTTCAGCTTTGAGTCGATTATATCCATGCTCGGATTTATCGCCTCTTCTATATTCGCAAAGTCGGAAAGCTGTGGCTTATTCAGTTGAAAAAATTTTGTTTTTTGCATTTTTTATTCCTCCTGCCATTTTTTATCACCATAAAGTCCGCCCCATTTTTCTGTAGTAAGCTCCGACCACCTCATAGCCTTAAAGCGCTCCCATCTGTTAAATAGTGCATACACATTTACAATCATGTTCGCAGGTGCTCTTTTCCTTATCAGGTCGGCCACTACGTCAATCATGGGTATTGATACAAGCTTTACACCGCAATCAATCAAATATTTTGAGCTATCCACTTTTAGTTTATAGTTATCCGCACCGCACACAACCTTTAATACTTCATCAAGCTTATTGATTGTGTACGGCAAATCGGACACATGGTAACCCCTTATGCGGTTAACTCTATCTTCAAGGCTGTCAGCCGGATTTACTACTATATGTAGCAGCTCTTCCCATTGTGCGCACTCGCTTTCATCCATCGTGGCCAAAATCCTGTTGAGCTCTTCTCTTTGCAAAGATGCCCACGCAAGCCTTAAGTATTTATCATAAGTCTTTGCAATCTTTTTAAACTCCTCTATTTCCGCTATGTGAAGCGGTAGATATTGAAGTGTATCAACTTCTATCATGTCAATGCCACCTCTCCAAGCTTTGGAATTTCGTCACTTTGTAAAGTCAAGTTACTGCTATTTTTGTTCAAAGAAGTATTATTTACATCAAGCACGCCCTGCACATCCAATATAGCCGACTCAAGTCTTGAGATGTATACGATTGCTTCAGTATGCTCATCGCCTTCTTTCCAAGTCTCCGCAATACCTTTGAGATACTCTTTTATTTTTTCTTTTATCTTTTCAGACAAATTACTGCTTGAGTATCCTGCCGCGTAAGTTATTTGAGTACTTACACTTATAACCACTTCTTTTACTGACTCAATAGTCAGATTGTGGCCAATCGGTGCCCAACCGTATCCGCTGCCCTTTGCGGGTACAGCCTCCGCCCTTATTTGATTGATTAGATAGTCACTGACTGCAGTATAATCTGAAGATATCAGTACAGCCTTTACCGTGCCTGCGCCCTTCCAAGTCGGATATATCTTTGAACCTCCGATGCCTTGTATGCTTGCAAATTTCTCTTTATATGCCGCGATGTTGCCTGCAAAACTTTGAGATGTAAAACTTTCAAGATATCTTTTATATAAAGACTCTCTGCTTTCGTCATCATCGCCCGCGACAAGCAACTCCGTCACCTTTGCACTCTCAAGTCCTTCGGTAAAGTCAATCGGAATAAGGTCACCTCGTAAGTCGTTCGGACCTGCTCCCGTCTCTTCTACTATCATCTTATATTGATGCAAGGCATCATTTATAACCTCTACAGCCCTGTAATTATATCCCTTCAGGCTGTATCTGCTGCCGATTGGCACCGCGACATTGAATTCAGCTTTTACATATGCATTAGTGGCCTCTTTTCTGAGTATCCCTCTGTCAAGTGCAATCATTTCAAGATGTTCTATATCCGCCGTGCCGGCGTGGCTTTGTTCTATGATATAGTCAAGCTGTATATACAGCTTTTCAATCTCATACGCTAAGGCGGATAAGGCATTGTGCACAAGGCTGCCTTCTACTTTTATGACTTCATCGCCTATATCATCTTTAGTATCAGCTAAAATGCTTTTATAAGTCTTATCTTCGTACACTCTCATCCACCTCCAAACTTCCAAATTTTGTCACTACTCTGAATTTTATATCCAAGCTGTCGGAATCTCTGACAACTTCAAAATCCTCTACACTTTCGATATATTCATTCATAAGAAGCGCGTCCGTCACTTCGCTTTCGCAATCAGTATTTATATACTCATCACTAAGCACATGACCAAAATACTGTTCTAAGGATGTGCCATAATCACTTGAGTATATAGCGTGCCTGAATCTCTCAGTGTGCATACAAAGCCATACCCACACTTTTATAGCTTCAAGGCCTTCGACCATCTTGCCTGTGAGCTGTCCTGTTGTGAAGTCAATGCCGTACTCACGCGGTACCTCTATGACCTTGTTTTCTTCGCTTTCTGCTATATCTATATTGCTAAGCTCTTCTAAAAAAGAAGGTAAGATACTCATAGCTTCACCATCTTTCCGAGTACAAGGTAAAGGCTTGATGTGTAGTCAGTCGGGTCACTTCCCTTTACCTTCATAACCGCCACTTTATCACCTGCTTTAAGCGGGCTTATATATGTACTTTTGTCTATCAAAGAACCACCTTCGGGGCACTGACCCGCTACAGTGCTTGCAAGCTTTACAGTTAAGGACTCATCAAAAAGAAGGTCTTCAGATGTGAGTATAAGGTCGCCGATTTTACATGAGTTTTCACTTACCATCTCCGCAAGCTGTATGCCTGCTGAAGGGTCGCCCTCGTCTCTTTCTAAAAAAGCATCAGTCCAGCTCATCATCCACCTCCGTTCCTTGCTCTTGACTCTGCTACAGCTTTTCTTATAGCTGCAATCTTTTCTTGCCTCTTCTTTTCGCCTCTCTTCATGCCCTTGCCCTTCTTTTTGCTCTTTTCTTTTGTAGCTTTCTTTTCTTTTTGCTGTGTACCGCTCTTAGTCTGAGTCTTTAAGGCCTTCTTCTCCTGCTTCTTTTCTTCTCTCTTTTCTTTCTTGAGTTCTTCTTTTCTCTTCTCTTCGGCTTCATCCTTCGCGCTCTTGGTATCCATCAAACTGTCAAATTTCAGTTCTAATTCCATCTTGTATGTGCCGTTTTCAAATGTGTGAGTATCTGAAGATATCCAGTATTTACCCGATAAGCCTGTGGCTGTATCTTTTACTTCTACAAAGTAGCAAGACAAGCAATTTATATCGCCTATGGCAGATATTTTTATAGATTGAGAAGGCGTTATTTTTAAAAGATTATTTGCCCCCGTTGTCGGATCCACGCCATCCTCTTTTGAGTATATCTCTTGAAAGACTCCGAACTTCTTTAAACTTTCATCGTCTTTTACTTCTCCGATTTGCTTTCCTTTATCGTCGAATATAAGAATTTTATTCTTAATTTCATCCATACTCTCCGATATACTGCTCGCAAAAATATTTGAATTTTCTGAAAGCGTAAAGCCTTTTACAGCCCACTCGGTCTTATAGACTCCAAGACCACGCTTGTATATCATTGCAAAGTACTTATCACCTGTGATGTGATGTGCTTTTGTATATGCAGCCATCACTATATCGTACATCTTCATCTTGTCGCATATCATGCTTGAGATATTGACGCCCGTCGGATGCAGATGCCTTATCGATACTTGTATATCCGCACACACTTGAGCCACTATCGCCTCAGCTGTGAGATTTTTAAAGTTATATTGACCTGTGGACTCAAGTAGATGCTTCATCATGTCGTAAGCTGTAAAGGATATAGTGCCGGTCTGACTTGATTTTTCTATACCGAAAATCTGGCCAAAAAAGATTTCGCCTTCTTTCACATCCTCAAGTGATATATAGTCGCCCGTTGCGATGCCCGGAAGATTTACAGTATTATCATAAGGCGCATTTATGTAGTCAAAATCCACGCTTCTTGCCGCCTCACTTGCCGAACCTTTCCAAACTATCCTAGATACTGCGTTCGTGATGTTATATATAACTCCCGTATCTTTTATAAGATTTATCTTCATAGACTACCTCACGGAATTACTAAGACTGTACCGTCTCTTATAAGGTTTGGATTGCTACCGATAATACCTTTATTTTGCTCATACAAAGCGTGCCAATCTGAAGAGCCTGTAAGCTTTCTTGCGATTGAACTCAAACAGTCACCTCTTTTTACTGTATAAGTCTTCGGTTTTTCTCTTGTATCTTCTCTTTTTGTAGCATCCTTTGACGCTGTATCAGCTGTAGCCTGTGAAGCATCTCCGCCCGTGGCGCCTGATTCTGCCACCACGCTCGACTGACTGATAGCTATCTTTCTATGCTCTTTTAAAGTTATAGAAAAGCTTACATCTCCCGTGCCGTCATCTTCTCCCCACTCAAAAGAAGTTATCCTATAAGGGAAATT